ACCATACGATATTTTAACTGAGAAGTGGGAGCCAGTTTTAAGCCACAGCGCACTCCCTGCAATTGAAGATAGCTACAAAGCTAAAGTCACCGCAGTTCTTCTTGAGAACCAAGAATCTGCAATGCGTCAGCAAAGACTTGTTGAAGACAACACCCTAGGTGGACCAATCAGCAATGTTTTTGGTAATGCTTCATCAACCAACATCGCTGGTTACGACCCAATCCTAATCAGCCTTGTTCGTCGTGCAATGCCAAACCTCATTGCTTATGACATCTGCGGCGTTCAGCCCATGACCGCTCCAACCGGACTCATTTTCGCAATGCGTCCCAAGTACGATCCAACTGGTGGTCCTCGTAAGGATGCCATGTACCAGGAACCATTCGTACCATTCGGCGGTTCAGGTGGTACTAACGGTAGCGGTAATGCGTATACTGATTACTTCGGTGGTTCTGCCGATTATGGTCTAACCCTATTCGGTGGTGGCGTATCTGGTGCAACAAGAACATCAGCTCTATTTTCAGACAACTTAAAGGGTCTACTAGTTGGTGATGCCGAAAACCTCGGTGGATCTGGTGGTAAGCCTTTCCAGGAAATGGCATTCACCATTGACAAGGTTGCTGTTCAGGCTAAGACTCGCGCTCTAAAGGCCGACTACACCACTGAACTCGCTCAGGACCTCAAGGCTGTTCACGGACTTGATGCTGAAACCGAACTCGCCAACATTCTCAGTACTGAAATTCTTGCTGAAATCAACCGCGAAGTCGTTCGTGGCATCTACCATGTTTCAAAGATTGGCGCACAGCAAAGCGACCTATTAGGTAAATCTGGTACTGGTGCTGCTGGTTTCGGTGGCATATATGACCTACTTGTTGACTCAGATGGTCGTTGGTCAGCTGAACGCTTCCGTGGCCTCATGTTCCAGATCGAACGCGAAGCTAACCAGATTGCCAAGGAAACTCGTCGTGGTAAGGGTAACTTCATCATCTGCTCGTCAGATGTTGCTTCAGCCCTCGCAATGGGTGGATTCCTCAACATCAGCCCTGCTCTAAATCAGCAGCTTGAAGTTGATGACACTGGTAACACCTTCGCTGGTGTACTAAACGGCAAGATGCGCGTTTATATCGATCCCTATGTTCAGTCTGGCGTAGACTTCGTTTGCGTAGGATACCGTGGCTCAAGCCCATACGATGCTGGCTTGTTCTACTGCCCCTATGTCCCACTCCAGATGGTTCGTGCAGTCGATCCCGACACCTTCCAGCCCAAGATTGGATTCAAGACCCGCTACGGCATGGTTGCTAATCCATTCGTTCTCAAGGATGGTGTTCCAGACGGCGAAACACTAACCGCCAATCTAAATCAGTACTACAGAATTTTCCGTGTACTAAACCTTCACGGTAACTCAGCCTGATACTGAGTAAAACCTGACACTTCGGAGACAGGAGCCAGAAATGGCTCCTGTTTTCTTTTCTACATACTTTATGGCAAATACACAAATTAATACTCTTGGAATTAATTACTTTCATTTTGAAATGGAAAGAATTCCAACTGTTATTTACAATTGTACAGATGTAAATTTACCTAACTTAAGTATGGCTGCTGTTGATCAGCCAACAACATTAGGAATTCCTGTAAAAAGACCGATAGGAAAATATAATTTTGAAGATTTAACACTAACTTTTATGGTAGATGAAAACTTAAATAATTGGCTTGAAATTTATAGATGGATGAGAGCACTAGGAAATATAGATGATGATTGTACAAATAATTCATTAAATTTTAGAGATTGGATGACAACCGCTACTCTTTATTTGACAAAAGGAACATATAAAGATAATAAAAAGGTTATATTTCATGAAATATTTCCAATCGGATTATCTGGATTAAAATTTAGCAGCAGTGCAAGTGCGGCCACTCCTCAATATGCATCTGCTAGATTTTCATACACTTATTATCGATTTGATCCAGATCCTGGCAATCCAAGTTGACTTTATTTACTATTGTGTATACTTAAATTATGAATTTTGATGAATTAAAACAACAAGTACAAGAAGATCTCAAGATAGATTCCACGGAACTTGCCATTGAATCTGTAAATACTCCACAGATTCATAACAAGTATCTACTGTTCCTTAAGAAGCACAAGGAAGCCCTTGCAGAGGACGAGAGAACCCTCCGTGTCATGAAGAAGTACAAGTGGCTCTACTACACAGGAAAGCTGTCTAAAGAGGAATTAGATCAGTTTAAATGGGAGCCATTTGACCTAAATATACTGAAGACTGATGTTGATAAGTTCATTGACGCAGATGATGATGTTATCAAACTGGAGCGTCAAATCACGGAAAAGAAAGAACTAGTCAGCTACTTGGATGGCGTAGTAAAGATAGTCGCAAATAGACAATGGAATATTCGTTCAGCGATTGAGTGGATCAAGTTTAGTCATGGCCAATGAAGAAGTAAAAATAGAAAAAATAGATGGTACATTCATCAAAGTTCATTGCGAAAATTCAGTAGCAAAAGAGATATCCGATTACTTCACATTTAAGGTTCCAAACTCACAATATTCCCCAGCATTCAAGCGAAGAGTATGGGATGGTCAGATTCGCCTATTCAATTACTTTACTCGTAAGATCTATACTGGTCTGAGAAACAAGGTAGTTCAGTTTTGCCTTGATCGAAACTACGAATGCAAATTTGAAAATTTTAAGGAAGAATTTTTTGAAGATTATAAGTCTTTTATTGATGCTCTACCTCTATACTCAGATTCTGGCCAAATCAAGCTCAGAGACTATCAGCAGAGGGCGGTGGAGATGGCTCTTGATCATAAGCGTAGCCTACTGATATCTCCAACTGGTAGCGGCAAGTCTCTTATCATCTACACTATACTAAGATATCTTCTAAGCAAGAATAAGAAGATTCTTGTCCTTGTTCCTACCACAAGTCTAGTTCACCAGATGCGTTCAGACTTCATTGAATACTCTGGCAAAGACTGGAATGCAGATAAGAACATTCATATCATCTATGCTGGTAAGGACAAGGAAACTACAAAGCCCATAGCAATATCCACATGGCAAAGTGTTTATGATCTTCCAGAAAAATTCTTTGCCGAATATGATGCTGTTATTGGCGATGAATGCCATCTATTCAAGGCTAAGTCGCTTGTTCGCCTAATGAATAAGCTCAGAAACTGTCATGTTCGCATTGGGACTACAGGAACGCTTGATAATATCCAGGTACATAAACTAGTTCTTGAAGGACTATTTGGCCCACCGATTCGTGTTACAAGCACAAAAGATCTAATCGATAATAAAGTGCTTTCTAATCTTGATATCAATTGCATTCAATTGAAGTACGCAAAAGAAGAATGCGATACGATGAAAAGAAAAACATATCAAGAAGAAATAGATTACATTATATCACATGAGAGAAGAAATAAAGTTGCAGAAAAGCTTTGCGCTTCTCTCAAAGGAAATACTTTAGTTCTATTCTCGCAAGTTCAGAAGCACGGTCTTCCCTTCTTCGAATCAATACAAAAAACTTGCACAGATAAGAAGTGTTACTTTATTTCTGGAATGACTGATGCTGAAGATAGAGAAGAGATTCGTAAAATTGTGGATAAGTCAGAAAATTCTATTCTCGTTGCATCTTATGGAACTTGCAGTACTGGCATAAATATCAAGAACATTCACAACATTGTATTTCTTCATCCTTCAAAGTCTGTTGTGCGTGTTCTTCAGTCTATTGGTCGTGGTTTGAGAATGTCAGAAACAAAAGATCGTGTAATGGTTTTTGATTTGGTTGATGATTTAAGACACAAGAAATATCGAAATCATGCATTCAATCATTTTCTTGAACGAATAAAAATTTACGAAAGCGAATCTTTTTCTTTTAATTTAGTCCCGATAGATCTTTGAGGAGATAAATAGTCATATGGAAACTACTTGCAGATTGTTTAAGCTGAGAAGTGGTGAAGAAGTTCTCGGATTATTATCTGGGGAGAATGATTCTACTATTAGCATCTTAAGACCAATGGTGATTAAGACGCATATATCTCCAGATTCTTTTGGAGTAACTAGAGAAATAACACTTCTGAGAAACTGGCTTGAATTTACAGATCAAGAGCATATTGATCTTCCAAGAGATCATGTTGCTTCTGTTTTAATGCCATCTGAGAGTACAGTTGTTTTATATCAAAAGTCTTTGAAGACTGAAGAAAAATATAAAGAATCTCTCAAACAAACAGAAGAAAAAACAAAAGATATAATGGAAAATCCAGAAGGATTGCAGGATATGTTAAATTCATTATTCAATGATATTATTGAAGGTGATATTCAAACAATTGAACCAAAAAATCCTTTGGCAAAGCCACCTTCAATGCCATTTCCTTTTATGAATACAAATACAAATGTAGGAATGTTCTTTTCGATTCCTCCCGATGTATTTCAGGATATGATCGAAAACGGTCTTTTAGATTTTGATATGTTTGGTTCTTTACGCGATGATGAGGAAGAAGATCTTTTGATTCCTGAAATGGAATTCCTCACAGATAAAGAAAAAGAAAAGATGAAAAGAAAGGGAATTAATTTGGAAGACTTCCCTGATGATCCTCGTAAGTATATCGATGATATATCTGAAGATACTAAAGAGTAACTAATTAGTTATAAATTCCCTTGTTGATCGCCTACACAGCGAAGCTTACTGGGAAACCCGAATTTTGTCAATTGATTTTTTCTGGAATTATGATATTATTTGGCAATGAGAAAAAAGAAAAAAATAGAAGAATCTGATGACATAATAGAACCAGATTTAGAGCCAATAATAAAAGAAGAAGAAAATTCGCATTATGTAGATAATAAAGAATTTTTGGCTGAGATGATAAAATGGAAAAAACGATATAATGCAGCTGAGGAATCTGGAAGAAAAAAACCTCCTATTTCAGATTACATAGCAGAATCTTTTTTAAAGATAGCAGAGCATCTTTCCTATAGACCAAATTTTATGAACTATCCCTATAGAGAAGAGATGGTTGGTGATGGGGTAGAAAATTGCTTAATGTATGCTCATAATTTTGATCCAAATAAATCAAAAAATCCCTTTTCTTATTTTACCCAAATCATATACTTTGCATTTTTAAGACGCATAGAAAAAGAAAAGAAGCAGTCTTATATCAAGTATAAGA